AGACGGTGGCGCAATTCGATTGGCCTCTGCCTGTCCAGCCGCTTCTGCCGCAGCATTGAGTTGAGCGTCATATTTCTTATCATAGAAAAGTTCTCTCTGGTTTCTCAAGAACTCTTCTTCTGTCATACTGAAAAGATGTTCTGAAATCCACCTACGACTGAAGTAGCCTTCGACTGCATTGCTTGCAATTTCAAATTTTGCTTTCCAATGTTCTAGTTCTTGAAGCTCCGCAATCTTTGAAGGGTTGTTGAGGAATAACTTAAAGTTCAAAAGATCGTCACCCCTAAAGCCAAGTGTATACAGGTGAATAATGCCAATCTTTTCTAGTTCAGAAACAACTGCTCTTTGCAATCTTTGGATTGTTCTTGCGAAACGAATGTCCTTCTGGGCAAGTGTTGTCTTGTCCTCGTTGACAGCATCGCCTTGCGTCAAGTATGCAGCAGGAATCTTGAGAGCAGAAAACAATTTATCTCTCAAATATTTAACATCATCAATGGCTGCTGTGTTCTGTCCTCCTGTTAAAGTCTCTACCTTGGAAGAAGTATCGCCCCTAACTGGAATGAAATAATCTTCCTCGACGCTCGACGGATTATAACGAAGATCAACACGGCCAGTTTGAGCGTTTACAAGTTGATTTCGCTTCATCTGAGTCATGACTTTTTGCATGTATTGCTCAACATCAGATGGAGGAATATTGCCAACGTCTACATAAAATACTCTTCTTTCTGGTGCGCGGACAACTCGGTAAGCCATCATTGCGTCTTCCATTAGAATAAGCTGTCTCCATATACGCCTAGCAGCTTCAAGAACAGAAGTGCCATATGGAGTATACTTGTCATTTCCTAGAATACGGAAGTGAGCGACCTGCCAGTTCTCAAGAGTCATACCGGCTGAGTTCCATTGAAACTGAACATAATTTGGATTTGTCTTATCTTCTCCTTCCAGTCTCTCGACTTCTGCAGATGGAAGACCAATAACGCTCTTAATTCCTAATTTCTCATCTATGTCTAGATACAAAAAATAGTCTCCATACTTGCACATTGTACGAGACCAACCAAACAGATTATATTCAATATTTAAGATGTTTTGATAAAGTGTTGTTAGTATTGCTTTTATTTCTGCATTGGAGCACTTAATAGACAGCATAGGCTGCAAAGATGAGTGTGTTGTCATCTCATCTGCGTATATATCAAGGGCCGATGCAATTTCTGGAGTATACTCCATCTGATCAAAATCAGTATACCTTTCTGCTCTTCTCTGGTTGGCCATAGCAGCAGTGTTAATTTGTGAAAATGGATCATAACCACTTTTCTTAAACTGTTGCCCTGATGCACTCTTAAATCTCGTAGCGTAATAATCTAACTGTGATCTTTTATAGTCTCTTGTGATCTGTGAACGGTAGTTCGTTATTGGACCAGAGAAAAGCTTAGTAAGCCTTCTAAATAAATTAGATTCTACATTTCTTGGATTTCTTTTTTGATCAGCCATTTAACTATCCTTTTAAGAGCCATGAATATTGTTGATATTCAGTATGTTGTTCTTTCATTTTTTGAGCGAAGTCTTTATCATAACCAAGCTGTCCCGGTATCTGTGTATTGATTTTTGTATTACTAAATATGATAGATTCTAAGCATGCTTTCTTATAATTAACATTTCTTTGATTAACTGTCAATGCAGTATCTCTTACCCAACAACCGATAGCTAAAGACATGACTAGATCGTCATGATAAGTTCGCATCGCCTGTGGCTTCCCATTATTCCAAACAAAAGTCTTAAACTCATTAAACAAACGAACAGAATATGTGTTAATTAGTTTATTTCTTATAAATTCTTCAAGCTTAGCAACAATCAGTGGTCTTGTTTTGGAAGAAGTGGTAAAACCAGCTACAGCATTCCTGTTTAAGTTTGCTGAAGCGGGGTCAACATATTCATGAGTACCTTTTATAGAGTAATAAATATTTGGATACTCAAGCTCAACGAGTTTTTCTAAAACAGAAATTCCAATACCGACATTTTCGACAACCATAAGAGCATCACCGTATTCTTTCCCAACTTGGTTAAGAACATTGGCATACATATCGAGTGAAGGCTTTCCTTGATATTCCGCTATTACTTCCATTGTTTCAAGCTTGAAAACATGAAAAACAGAATAGTCTGCTCCATCACCGCGAGCAACGTCTGCCACAACCATGTAATTACTATCAGCTTGATACTCTTCCCAGATCCAATAGTTTCTATCAAAACCAGTTCTATGTTTCGGATCTACTATGCTGTTTTGTATTCTTTCCAGATCATCAGGGTGAAGTACAGTTTCGCCTGATGTATTGAAATTACATTCAAGCTCTTGAGCAATCTGTCTGCGAGACATATTCTTTGTTTCTTCTTCAAACCAAGCTTGGTCTCTCTCTGGGTGTACATTCCAAGGTAGACAGATTGGTTTGAACTTATTCTCTTCCTGCTCAGCTTCAACATATGTTTTATGAAACCAGTTACCAACACCGTTAGGGGTGGATAGAGCAATACAGCGGCCACCTGTTGATAGCGTTGGATACAAACCAGTCCAAAGTTTATCTAGTCCATCAACGTGTGCAGCCTCATCAATGACGAGAAGTGAGAGTGCTTCGGAACGACCAGCATCACCTGACGTGGATGTTGCTTTAATCTGAGAGCCATTTGAAAGCTCAAAGCTTGTTCTATTATCGATTGAGATGTTTGCAATGCGAATCCAATCAGGCAAGTTCCGCATAATCATCTTTACTTTTTTAACTAAGTTGGCTGCCGTGCTGAATTTAGTTGCCATGACAAGAATATTCTTGTCGCGGTGGAAAAGCATTAGCCACACAACATAGGCAGCAACAATCGTAGAAATACCAAGCTGTCTTGCTTTTAGAATTACTGTAAAGCGGTGATCATTAAAATCTTCTAGTAACTCGTCTTGGTAATCAAAAGTTTTAAAAGGAATTAAACCTTTAAGAGGATGGGAAATCCTACAATAATTATTAATGAAATAAACAGGGTCTTTACCAGATTTAACTACCTCTTTGATTATTTCTTTTTTGGTTAATTGTACAACCATTAGGCATCTGTTTTTCGTGAATCATTGTCTGGTCTTTTGCCTTGGAAGCCGCCACTATCCAAAAAGGAACGGAAGCCATCTTCCAAATCGCTCCGACTAGGCTGCTTGATTGGTTCTGTTCCGTCCATACCAGAAATAGTATATCTCTTTTGAGCTTGTACCCATGTTCTTACACGACTTGTATGCTGTACGGTTGCTTTCATCTCGCCATCTGCTTTTAGCGAGACGCTTTGACCTGTGATTTTTTTGTACTCTTTCTTAAGGAAGGAAACAATATCTTCTATACGCTGTTCTGTTTCCGCCTCGAAGCCGCCCTTATACACCTCTTTTAACTGGATTTCGGACTGGTAATTTACCACCATACAAGGCCCAACAAAGTTGATCTTAAAGCCGTCAAGCGTTCTGGAATCATTAATGATGTGGCCTTCTTCTCTTTTTAGACCAATCCGCAAAGGCTGGCCTTCGCTATCAAGTGCGCCATCATATGCATTAGCAGCCGCTTGGGCAAGACCTCTAACAATTTTTAGTGACTCAGACGACATTTAAATTTCTCCTTTGTTGGGACGCCAACCTTTCGTCCATCTTTGCTCTCTTCCTTCGACCCATCTAATATAACAATTTCTACAACAATCAAATTTTGTCATATACATGTCATCTTGGATGCTAAAAGAAAAAGACTCACAAACAGGACATATTCTTTTTTGTTCTTTAGTAAGTAGTTTTTTATTAACTAAAATACCATCAACTTCAACCTTCTCAACCTTTTGGACAAAAGTGTCCTCTTTTAGTCTTATGACACTCAACTGTCTTTTATATTCTTCCTCTTTATCGTCAGACCAATTGCTGTGTGGATTTTGTATAGCTTCGTGTCCATACTTTTTTGATATAGCCTTCTCTACTCTAACGACATAATGCGGATCTTTTATCTTGCTTTTCATTTCGAAACCTGATTTGCTATATAAACTGTGCCAACACCGATGCCTATACCACCAACAATGCTAGCTGTCACTAAAAGAGGAATATTAACTTTTCTATCCTTTTTTATGATATCTCTTAGATCTTTTATCTCTTTATCTCTCAACTTTAAAATCTCTGTGTGTCGGATACCTAATTCTTCAAGCTCCACTTTCAGAGTGTCAATTTTAAATTCGTAGTCAGTCCTTTGAGTGTTCAGTCGAAAGTCTAATCTACTTTGGAATTCTTTTTCTTGAAATTCTTTCCAAGTTAATAGTTTTGCTGTAGCCAAATCATCAAAACAAGTTGCTTGAAACTTTACTATACCACCTTCCGGTACTAATGTAAACCTGCCTTCTTGTGCATTTGAAGTGCTACACAAAAGTAAAGTTAAGCTTAATAATAGTGCAACTTTATTCCACATATTCAAATCCAAATGTTTGCTCTATTTCTCTTATAAGCTTCTGAGGATTTTTTATTCTTATCTTTTTTATCTCTTCGACCCGCTCATCTTTAGCTAGACTTATTTCTTCTTCTATCTTT